TTTCCATAAGAATCTCGTCCCATTTCCATGCGAGATCTTGGATTTCTTTCTGTGCATCTGAAGAACTTCTCAGATTAAAAGCCCTGGCCCAGGCGTATAAGGAGCCAGTGACGTAATATTCTGTGTAAGTAGACTGAGGCAAGACCATGCGAGCCTGTTCTGGGCAGACGCCTTTCTGGATTAGTCTATCATACGTCCACAAAGCACTGTCGATAGCTTGCTGATAGATATCTACAATCTGATTATTAGGGTTGATATCTACGGTTTCGTCTGATGACCCTTGCTTCTTGTTTGAAGCAGCCTTGCGCCACTCATCAGGTGTGTACGTCTCAGCCTCGTAACTAACATACCTACGACTGATCTCGTTGTAACTGAACCCAATCACATGTTTAAAGCGTTGTCTTGCAACAAAGATAGGCACACGCTCACGCATGGTGATAGTGCAGTGAGTAAACGGAGTGAAGTGATTGTGGTTGGCAAGATACTTGATTAGTTTTGAATCTCGCTCCTCAAGATCCGCAAAGCCTTCACTAAAATTATAGAAGGACTCTTTGTTGAAACTAACCCGTGCTGCGTTCACCACAGACAAGTCAGTACCCATCACATCAATCAGTTTCGCTTCCATCTTCCATCTCTTCTAAAAGCTTTTTATAAAACTTACCTACTTTAATTATCTCATCTGGTGTTGCATTAGATTTTATTATGTTGGCTCTCATGCTTACAATTATAACATTACCTGGTACATAACCTTTTTCCGGTATAATTCTATCTATTGATGGGGAGTTGTTAATACTCTTGGCATCCCCTCTCTCCATCTTAATACCTAAAACCGGACATATCATATTATCGGGATAAATATTTTTTAAATAGTCGGTGGTTATTTTCATAGGTAATTTTTGTTTTTTTGCTCTGTTTTTTACAGTATTATATAATGTAGTTATGGGATTTTTTTTACGAAGTATCCTAGTATACTCAACACTGCAAGATTTGCAAATGCTTCTCAGTGTATTATACCTTTTATCTAAAAAAAAATCCTTAGCAGGTAAAACTTTTTTACATGAATAGCATTTTTTTTCGTCAGGAAGAAAACTTAACTGCCCTCTTTTGGGCGTTGAAGTACTCATGATTATAACCTCTCTCCCATTCACGATATCTATCAGAGTGGGGTCGAAAGGGGTTCATAGAATTATTACGAAACCCCTTCCGGCCTTCTGCAAAGATATCCCGCATAGGGAATGGATATTTCCTAGGAGCCACAGGTACCCCCGGTTTGGGCAATATCACAAATGTCGTGCGTTTCAACATGTTCTTCAAACTCAGTTCCTAGCTTATCTACGGCTTCACTGTAAGGAACCACAGACAAAGGCTGCCCACCTCGTGCGCCATCAGGATAGCAAGTAAAGCCACGAAGTCGGTGGGCATACTTAGCCAAGGTATTAGCAAAGTCCTCCACTGTATCTTCATTGTTTAGTTTAGACCCCCACTGTGGTAGGTTAATAGTCGAGCTAATAGACATATCAACGTAGTCTTGCACGTCAGCTTGGAACATCATACGACGTTCGTAGTCGTCCGCAAGATCCAAGGCGCTTTCAATGCTATCCGGCTCAACACCGTAGATGTCGATTAGTTCTTGTGCTGCACTGTCCACCACATACTGATATTTCCAGCGGGTGCCTTGTGTCAGATAGCGGCGCTTATAGGCTACAGCAAAGAGAGGTTCAACCCCAGTAGTAGTGCCAGCAAGAATACCAATCGAACCAGTAGGTGCAATAGCACGATTGGCAACTGGCCGAGAGACAGACAACTCATCTGCAAATTCCTTAGATACTTTGTCAGACACACCTTTGTAGATAGCCAGCCAGCGGTGTAGTTCAGGTGTCACCTGATATTTAGAGCTGCGCTTGATAAGCCATTCATGCATACCCATCAAGCCCAGCCCAAGACGACGATTCTTTTCTCTGGTTTCATATACCTTAGCGTAAGGTAGATGCGCTCGTAAGGTGCCGCAGATTAAGAATTTAGTGGCCAACTCTACGATGTTAGCAAATTCGGATACCGACTCAATACGGCCCATGTTGATGCTGCCCAAATTGCAGACATCACTGTCATCAGCACTAACCACCTCAGTACAGGCATTCCGTAGCGTATCATTTTCATCCTCCATAAAGTTAAAGGAGAACCCAGGCTCGGCAGTTCGCAATGCCTGTTTGATATTGTCAATGAACACGCTACCTACTTTGCCGGTCTCCCAATATTGTAGCAACCAATCAGTGTCGTAGTTCACACTGATATTGGTCATATCAAGAGGAGCAGGGAAGTTGAAATCCTGCTCTTTGATTTGTTTCAAGGTGAGGCCAGTATTACCTACAGGCATCGTGTCCCAATCCTTAGCCTTCAAGAAAGCATCAATGTCACCATGCTGCCAGTTCAAGGAGGCATAGATTGCAGAGCGACGAGATCCACCTTGCATCACTCGTCGTCCGATTTCGTTGATCATTTGCATTTTAGGAACCGGACCACTAGCAGTCCCACCAGTGCCGTTCAACACTCGGCCTGACTGACGATACACGCTGTAGTCAATCCCAATTCCACCGCCGGTCATCAGACACGACTCAGACTTCCAACTAAGATTAGCCCAGTCCTCTCTTGTGTCCTCTTCAGCTTTCAACAGGAAACAGTTATTGTAGAACCTGTTCTTGCGCCCAGCATAGTAGAGGTATCTACCACCTGGCACAAACTTGAGATCTGTAATGTATTCCTTCAACTGAAACAATTCGTCGTCAGTTAGAAGTTTGTCCTCCCCGTAACGATAGTCACCGCAAACGTCGTCAACCAATACACAGGCCAACTGTTCCCAAGTGTCACACCCCGGATGAGAGTATTTTAGATTAAAGATGTCCTCGCTAAACTTAGAGCGAAACATAGGATTCTTGTTTGATTTAAAACTACTCATCTACTTTTACACCAATCACAGTAACAAGCGCGCCGTCAATGCAGTTCTCAACAGCTTCAATAATTAATTCTTCCGCCTCAGTGATAACGCCGTGAACTCCATCAGCAGGAATCCACGACGCATCTTCTTCAACAGTTATGTCTAGGCGTACCCTAAGTCTCATTAGAGAGCGCGACCACCAAAGAAATAAGTTGCGCTTTTCTCACGAACCTTCTTGTTCATCTCAGACAGATATTTATTCTTGCACACGATGAGATGCTTATACGCCTCTTGATAGTTCTCTTGTGCTAGAGTGTATTCTTGTTTAGCAGCCTCATAGTCAGCATACTTGATACTGTTAAGCTGATCCTGTTTAGCTTTGATCTCCATCTCAAGCTCTTTGATGTCAGCTTCAGTGGTCTGATTAAAATCATTCATCGTCATATTCTCCTACTAGTTCTGCGCCGATTGCGCTATAACCGGCCTTGTCAATCCAGCTATCCTCAAGCTCTGGACTCTTCAACGCTCTACAGGTCTTCACCCAGTCCATCGCTAGAGCAACTTCATACGGCTCTACTTCTTTGTCAAAAATTACTGACCACCCAACAGCAATATCTTTGAAGTTTTTATTTGGTGGCCCATATTCTTCTTGCCTATCACCGTTAATTAGCTCTTGGGCTCTTGAGATAACTAAGTTTCTTTTGAGATAATATTCATTCATCAGTTCTTCCTATTTAGTCCGGGGAAGGGAATAACATTGTCACCCTCTAACGTAACTTCAATACGTTGTTCTACTTGATAGTCAGGGTCAATGTCTCTGAATGCTTGCATGGCCTGATCAATCGCGGTGCTAAGTTCACCGATGATCACACCCATCGCATCGTATTCTTTTGTACCTTGCAAAGACTCTGACACGAAGTCACCTACATCTACTTGCAAGACTTCATTCTCAGCGTCACAATGGACAAAGATAGCAAAGGTATTATCAGGTATAAAGATCTTATGTGCTATTTCAAAGGATTCTTTTTCGTCCATTGAGTCATCTCCAAAAAGTCTTTTGCATATAGGACGGCGATAGGCTCCTTCCTGTCTGCTTTAAATATGGCTACTGGTTTTGTCTTGTCCATAAGACTAGACTCGGCTTGCTCCAAGGCGTCATAGAGTGGAACTCTAGCTCGTGCCTTGCACTCAACAGTCCAAGGAAAGATTCTACGAGCAAGAGGGCTAAGACCAATATCAGGACCGTTAACACCACCCGGAGTTGATTGAATATCATCATCCTCTACTCCGTTTAGGTTTTCCCGTAACCAGTCTCGAACCCACTGCTGTAGTCTACGCCCCTTAGCTTTAGCAGACGATACCGAGATCCTTCTCTTCTTCTTTGAAGAGCGTGTAATACTCGTAGGCATGGGCTGACTTCGACTTTGCTTTTTTACGATACTCTAAATCCGGCCAGCAAGAATATCTATAATCACAAAAGGTGCAAGCACTGGCTAACTTACGGTTGCCTGTAGGTTTCTTATACCACGTCTCTTCAACATCATCGAAGTTACGTTGGAAGTTATTCTTGTCCGCAGCTTTGTATCTCTTAATAGTATCAACGATATTGTTGTAGTACAGTTCTTCATCATCAGGATTGGCGGCACAGACTTTCATCTCACCTGTTTCTTTATTGATGGCAATCCAGCCACCAGCCTCAATGCCATGATGCTTCATACGCTCTGCTCTGGTATAGCCAAAAAGTTGGCTAACATATCCAAAGCTGTCGCCCTCTTTCATCGCCTCGTAGGATTTAAACTTATTCTCGAAGGCGTAGCGAGAGGCAGACTTAATATCCCACATTGTCAGATTGCCGTCGTCATCTTGGATGATCAGGTCAAACTCACCATAAAGATCACCCTCGTCTGTGGGTAACCTGGTGCGCTGGTTTAGTGCGAAGATATTCACACCCGCAGCTTGTAGAATAGCAACAGCGATAACCTCGGTCATGTCACCGTAAGTCATCTTGATCTTAAAACTAGAGTCTTTTGGAGTCTGATTCCAGTCTAGTTTGTTTGCGTGTAGCTGGCAGAAAGGTTTGCCGATCTGAGAAAGCGAGGGAAGATTAGACTTCCCCCGTGGTTTAGAATTAAACCTAACCAGTTTCTCGTTGAAGTTCTGAGAAGCCTGAAAGATAATGTGTTGAGGCAACTCAGGCGTGTTGGCTAAGAAGTCATCTATCTTAACCTGTAGCCAGTGGACATCCTCAAACATACTAAGCCTCGATCACATCATCAAAACTATCCACGAGATCATTACTATTCTCCCGCATCTTCTCGCTGACTTGCTCATTCTCATACTTAACCAAGTCAAAGAAGTCATCCAAGAGAAGTTTGTAATCGCTATCAAGCTCAATGATGTTAGACATGACAGGCTTGTACTTCAGGACAAACCACTTGTTAGATCCACGCTTCTTTAACTCAAAGTCAATCTTGAGTTCAACAGATGCTGGATTAATCTTTTGCTTGAGCAAGCCGCCCAAGACTGAAGTGATCTCCATGAAGTTAGAGGGGCCGAGTCGCATACGGAAAGGAACATTGTTTACCTCGTGGCTACCATCATAGCCTGGTGAGGTTGGTTCTTCCATACGGATAGTGCCAAACAGGTGACGGTACAACTTAACTTTATTCGCACTGGCAAATGCGACAGGATCAGAAGTCCGCAGCTTTTCTTTTACCTTGGACGGAATCCAGCCACACTTATCACCACCCTGCCAGTCTAGGGCTGGTTTACTAAAGTCCTTGAAGTGTGAGGACATATTTGTGTATTGCTCAGCATCAGAGTCGAACACAGCAGTCTGCATCGTATCGAAGTAGATACGCATATAGACATCTTTCGAGAAATACTCTTGATCAGTAGGGTCACGCAAGGCGATAGATGGTGCAGGAACACTGGCAAGATCATCGCCTACTTCTACGTTAGCATCTCTGTTGATACGCGCTCTAGCGATACTCGGTGCGCCAGATGAGGCGGCAGAGTAAAGCAAAGCAAAGTCATCACTGTTTTCAAAAAGTGCAATCTCGTTCATTTGGTTCTCCATATCCAAAGAAAGATGTTGTACCACAATCTTTCTCAAATGTCAAGCAAAATCTTCTTGCTCCATCCAGTTTTTTCCTTTAGACATTTCAACGGCTAAGGGAATAAACTCGTCCAGTCCAAACCTTTTGTGCGCTTCTGTCTGCGCCTCAAGCAAACAAGCTGGACCGATATCTTTGATGATGTCAATCTCATCTGGGTGAGTGTCAATCAAAACACTATCATGCACAGTGTTGATCACACGGCTTTGCAGTTCTAGCTCTGAGATCTTACGACATAGCAAGATAACGCCTAGCGGTACGATCTCTGCCGTAGCCACAGATTGCACAGGATAATTTACGATTTGTGTTTTGGCGCTGGCATTGCCTTGGCTATTTCTGTAGCAACCCGGAAAATCGAACTGCCGTCCTGTCGCAGTGACGACTCGCCCAGTCCTGATGGCTTGCTCTTGGAGTTGTGTGTGCCACTCAAAGATCCCTTTGTACTTTCCAAAGAACTCTCTGAAGTAAGCCATCTGCGCCGGAGTGCCTGATGTTCCTCCGTAGAGAGGACGAAAGGTCGATGCCTTAGCTGGCCCTCGCTCTGTTGGTTCTCCATGTTCTGTAAGCACCTTGGCTGTATAGGCGTGGACATCAAATCCATTCTCAACCTCTTGCTTAATCTTAGCGTCCCTGGCAAGCGTACCTGCCACACGAAACTCTAGCTGTGAGTAGTCAATCTCAATTAACTCTCCCCCATCAAACCTGCTAACAAAAGCACGGCGAACCGGAAAGAGTTTACCCTTGGGCATGTTCTGTAGGTTAGGGTTGCTACTGCTCAGGCGTCCTGTAGCAGTAATACACTGATTAAAATTAGCGTGAAGTAAAGCATCGTCCTTGATCCCTTTCCTGATACCCTCAATAAACGAAGAGCGATAGGTTTCGATTGCTGACAATCTCACGATAGACTCCAAGAATTTCTTGGACTCAGGATCATCAGCACTTCTCAGAAGACTAGATAGCGTCAGCTTATCTGTCTTAAATCCACCAGACGCCGCTAAAGCTACAGAGGGTTTGATGTTTAGACCCGCTCTCTCTTTTAGATCTTGATAGATAAAACCCT